GAAGTTCAACATCTTTCTTTCAACTCTTACACTGGTATCTGTGGCTGGTGCGACTGCACTCGACTATGCAATGATTGCATGGCTTTGGGTCTAATCTTCATCAGCCATATCTTCGGCCATCCAATGTCGTACGACATCACATCCGTCGCATGGACAAGATAGAACATCTTTGCAACCAGTTGTTGCACAATCCCCTGGATAATACGATCCGCATTTCTCACATGGTTTTGCTTTGGTCATTCTTCTTCCTCCAGTGGTAGTTGTGTTTGATAGTAACAATTGTCGATACATTTGAACTTCATGTTCATCGACAATACGATGTCGTGAATTCGTTGTTGATTTAGATCGTAATCTGGAGTTCTAAAATACATTAGTCCAGCTGCTTCTTCGAGAAGTTCAATCACTGGTAGGAATGCTTTCTTGTAGCAATCGCAATTCATTGACGAGGCCTCCAGACGACATCAGTGTTGCAACTGTCACAGTAACCGAACCAGGCAAAGGTTCCGTCTGTAAACTGTTTCCAATCTGCTGGGACATCATTACCGCACTCTCGATGGAACATGATTCGAGATTCTTTGTGCATGTTGTTTGTTCGTCCATGTTTGAGGACCTGATCTCGAACCCATTGTGAGAAGTTCGGCATCTTCTTGCTCAATTCATATGTCGTCGGGCATAGCGTTATTGTTTTGTGGCGCATTATTTGATGTGAACAGATTCCACTATTAAAGTACATACGTATGTATCATCAAAAAAGCAAGGTAAACCTAAATGCAATGGCTAGTTAGCAACGGGTGGGTGAGTGGGGAACTAACTTAGTACACGTTTGCCACCGGGGGCTCGCTACGCTCGCGAAGATAGAATCCGGGGATTGTTTATAGGCCGGACCCTATTATGATAGGTTGGACGGGGGAACTAGTCAGGGCCAACACTTGCTGAGAAAACCCCCGTCCACCTAATACAGAGATGATACAATGGCTACCAAAAAGACCTCAATGTTTACGCTAACCGAACGAATTACAATCAGTGCAGCTGGTTCAGACACATCCGCAACTATTGACCTAGGGTCATATGTTGATGTTGGTGATCGTCAAGCACTACAGATTCACAGTGTTGATTTCATTTACCAAGGAAACACTGCCAGTGCATCTGCACCTTCCGATATGGGAGGCGCAGGAACTGTCGTTTGTCAAGTAATGGACTTGAACCGAGGTGGACTTGTATTTGCTAATGACCGAGCCTTGGTTGCATCCGGGCATCTTGATTATGATCCATCAGGCTTTTTGACAAACAGCGCTGACCTTTATCCTGATAACTTTGGAAAAGGTGCAGACGATGGCCGATATGTTGTGAACGATGCATTGTATCTTGTTGCACGTTCAAGTTCGCTTACTGGTACTGCTGTAAACGTCACTGTACGAGTTAACGCTTCCATCGTCACCCTTTCGCAAAAGGACTTCATGGCAATCGCAATTCAATCTACTGCCGCTGACAACTGAGGTTGACTCCTATGACCTCAATTGACGATGCCATCAGGCTCTTGCAAGAAATCAAAGAACTTGGCGGATCGGTGACAACCACACTCGAAAAGGCAAAGCCTGTTGCAAAGAAAGCAAAGAAGGCTGTTAAGAAAGTAAAGCGTGCGCCTAGTGCTTACAACAAGTACATGAAAAAGCAACTTGCAATTCTGAAGAAGAAACATCCTCGTTCGTCGCACCAGGTATTGTTCAAGAAGGCAGCAAAATCTTGGAAGCGATCTACAGAAAGAAAGAGGTCATTAAAATGAAAACATTAGCCAAAGAAATTCCTGTATTGGCTGTAGACAAACTAGGTCCATTGTATACTATACAACCTAGCGTATATGGTTGGGAACAAACTACTCCAGGAGCTCAAACATTTGTATCTCGAACATACTTCGATTTGGCTGGATTAACCATGGATGACAAAACATTATTCTTTGAAGCAACCGGTATCCAAGAATCATTGAATCCTGCCACGTCACCAGCTGCAGCAGGTAACGGTGCTATTGTAGTTGACATAATGAGCAATAAACCATTAACAAACGATGAAGCAGTTGCATCACTGATATATGGTAACATGATAGGGCAAATTAATGCAAATTTGACATTTGACCAAACTATCTACATGCGCCATCGAACATTCAATACTGACCTTGACAATCAAGCAGGAGGTTATATGATTGTCATTGTTGACAATCAATTAGGTTCAATGTCACCTACTGCCAGTGACCGCATTTATGTTACTCGGGTAGTTTCCTTTGGTGGTGGAGATGGTGCATATAACGTATACCCTGTTCGCTATCTACTTCGAGCGCAAGCAAAAGAAGAACCTGAGTATGAATACCTCATGCGACTAAAGCGCAGCTATGAATTGCAACAAAGATTCGACCGTGATTAAGTATGTTAGGTATTCCAATCTTTACAGATCCGGTTGATGAGTTCTTGTTCGAACAAATTCTAGATCCGGTATTACCTGGTCAAGGTTTACCAATTCCATTGCCAGTGCGACTAGGTTTGTATTCAATTGAATTACAAGTTGAAGCAGGCCAAGCAATTGCTGCAGGAAAAGTTGCAGGCAAAAATCAATACATCGGACAAACAGCTGCACAAGATCGTGCTGGTGTTCTAGGATTCAATCTTATCTACCAACCCGGGGGAATACAAATATGAATGAAACTGAAACTGAAACTGTAATTGAAGAATCGAAAACAACAACTAGAACACAACGCTTTGCCGAGTGGCTCATGAAGCGTGACGAGAAGCGTCAAGAAAAAGAAACCAGTCTTGAAGGGTTGATGAAGTTCAACATCTTTCTTTCAACTCTTACACTGGTATCTGTGGCTGGTGCGACTGCACTCGACTATGCAATGATTGCATGGCTTTGGGTCTAATCTTCATCAGCCATATCTTCGGCCATCCAAT